GCCTCACGAACATTGTACAACCCGGCAACTATACCGCCGCGAACTTTACACATAACTGTTCGTTCAAAATGACGTTTCCATGTACCGGCTTCGGGGCGATGCTGTTCGTGGCCTATCAAAGCAGCAACGCCAATCTCACGCGGGTGACAGGGTTTTCCATCGTGGCCCCTGCCTCCACGACCAACAACACCTACCTTATCTGGGTGATGGGCAACGGGATTGCCAAATTCCGCATCGATCATATCGCCTGTACGCCGGTCAATCCGGCGACGATCACCACGCAGCGGTGCGTGACGGATTATAGCGACGATGCGGGCGCGTCCTACCATTCGGGGTTGGTCGATCATATCAACTGCACGGTGGGCACCGGGGGCGGTGTCTGCTTTAACAGTGAGACAACGCTTCAGGCAGGGGCGAGGATGTTTACACAAACGCTCGCCCTCGGCACTAATAAGGCGACCTACTATGAGGATAATCTCTGCACCTGTCCCGGCAACAATGCCGTCAATGCGTCAGATGGGTGCGCGGATATGTATGACGCGGCGGCTTATGTCTTCAGGTACAACAAAACAATTCTGGGCGCAGTCGGAAACCATGGCGTAGACTCCTCGCAGTACTCCCAATTCCATGTAGAACAATATCGCAACACCTACATCAACCCCAACGTCACGGCCCCTCCGTCCGTCACGGACCCGTGGCGCGGTAACTCGCAGATTATGTTTGATGAAACCGCCTCGGGGAACTTTACCGTGGGCTCGAACGTGCGCGTCTACCGTTCCGACAATTCCTGGGTGACCTATCAACCCGATGGGGTGCAAACCCAGTTTACCGTTCCCTTTGCCTATACGGGTACGGGCTTTGTGGCAGTCATGGAGGAAGTGATTGCGACGGGAGTGAGAACCAAGAAACTCTGGTCCACCAGCTTTGCGTTGAGCTGTGTCAGTAGTAACTGTTCAGCCGGGCAAACGCTCACCGCGAACGTCGCGCCCCCCGCGACCGTCACATGGACGGTCTTTTATAATTCCTCTGGGAAACCGAGCTATCCATGCGGTCTCCAGACGCCCTACGATGGCAATCTTGGGACGGTGGGGCAAGGTAACCTAGGCTATCCATGCTTCGGTCAAGTGGGATGGAAAATCACGCCGCCCATAGGCTGTGCGAGCGAGGCGACGTGTGGCGTGGCCAACGGTACGCAAGTCGTCTATAACCCGACCTATGCGTGGGGGAACACGCTGAACGGGGTGCTCTTTACGTATGGGAAAGGCTCATTACAAAACCCGCAATCCTATGTCCATATCAATGCGGCTACATCTCCATCCATGATTGATTTATACACGGACGGAACTGGGGTGAATTGCGATGCGATTCCATGCACGGTGACGGCTCCTCCTGCGGATTGCACGGCTGGCGGGGCCTGTAACGTCGGGATTGGGCGCGGCACGACACTTCCCACGACCTGCGTAGCAGGCACATCATATAACGGGGGGGTGGGTGGAGTTGGATTCTGGAAAACGAATGAAGGGAACTGGAACAACGGGAGCGATACGGCGTGGGGGCAGGTATTTGACGGCCAACAAGGTGTTCTCTATTACTGTGACGCGCCCGACCATTTTGCTATCAAATACATCCCCTATACCTATCCCCATCCACTCCAAGGGTTCGTTACAGCCGATACGATTGCGCCGGCTCCACCAACAGGAGTGAAGGTGTTCTAATGGCTTTTCGAAGTTCAGCCGTGGGACATGGCAACGGCACGACGGCCACTGCGACCCCAGCCGGGGTGCAGGTAGGCGATTATCTCTGCGGGGTGCTCACGCGGGACGGTACGACCGATCCGGTTGTGGCGCCCGCCGGGTGGACGCGGCGCGTCACGCTCAACCTCGCGGGGCCAGATGGACAGTTGATGATATTCGCTGACAAGATCGCGGCAGGTGGGGATGATTTTGCTTGGCAATCCACGGGGAATGCAGTGGCGATCAATGCCGCCTTCTCCGGGCGGAATCAAACCTCGCCACGGACGGCGGTGACGGGCGAGAAGAATGAGACCAGTAATGCGACACCTATTACCGTGTCGCATAGTGGGTTGACGGCGGCTACCGGCGACGACATCGCCGTGTTCATGCAGCTGGACCAAACCGTGCAAATAGACGATTGGTCGTCCAGTCAGATTTCGAGTTATACCGAACAGCAGGATGATACCACCGAGGCGTGGATCACGGTCGCCTTCGATACGCGAGACAATGTGTCCGCTGGAGCGACGGGTGCCTTGTCCTGTACGGCCACACGCGGGGTCGGCGGGACTGGCACTGCGGGCTGGAGCGTCATTGCCGTGGCGATTGCGATCTCTGGACCGACAACGGCGCAGCTCGTCCCGGCCTTTACGCAAACGGGTGGGAGCTATGGGGTGCAGTATGTCTGAGGATGAAGATGTCTAACCTTGTCTCCCCCTCACGCACTCGTCCATGGTACATGATGGGATATCCACGCTCAGGACGGAATCCCTTTGATTCGACCGGATTGGACTATTGTTTATTTTGCAAGTCAGAAGTGGATACGGATACGGAGGCGCATTGGAAAGAGGATACCTATGTCTTTCGAAGGCGCTGCGTCCGGTGTGGTCAGGTCATCAATTGGGGCGTCTACAATCGAGTGAGTTTGCTCACGCCAGAGCCGCTTCCCGCCGTGCAACTGGCCTACGATTGGGTGACGGAACGCGGGGAAGATCGGAGCTGAATCATGAGATTTGATGTGCAGCGGGCCAGGGAAGGTTCCTTGACGGTCATTATCTGCGGGCCGTATGAGACGGAAGAGATTGCCGCGATGCACAAAACGCGGCTGTCCATGCAGCATGACGGAGAAGTGCCATCACCGGTCTATACGGTGGTGGAGCATGTGGAGACTGAGGAGCAAATCGACAGCGTGCGCTAAGTAAACATCACCAGCCGACCGGATACCCCGAGGCGTTATTTCATATAGGGGGACCGGTCATGGGTAAATACTTTGTGGGATTCAGCGCATTCGGCACAACGACAGCCAATAAGACAAGCACCAAGATTATTGGGGCGAGTGCCAAGAAATTTGAGGCGATTGAACACGAAGCATCAGGGGCCGGGACGGTCTCACCGGCTGATGTGCAGCATCAGGCCAAAGCGGCCTTTCTCAGCAATGCAGGGGCGGGCACGCCAGGCGCCTCCCCTACGCCTGAGAAAATGGACCAGGCGAGCAATGCATCACTCCTCACAGCTGGGGTGTCCTATTCAGCTGAACCGACGACCTACAACACAAACGTCTTTACATTGTTCTCCTTCAATCAACGTGGTGGCATGCGCTGGAGTGTGCCAAGGGGAGAAGGGTTTATGTCGGACGGTGGGCAAACTGGGCTCTCCTTTGCAAGCTTGATTATTTCGAGCACGGCGGGGAGCGTAGACGGGCAAACAATGTGGTGGGAGCCTTGATTTATCAATAGGTTACGATGCGTTATGCACTGGTTCTCTGTTGGCTTGTTCTTTCAGCCTTCACGATTCGCCCCACGGGGGGCGACTTCGTGGTGGATTATGTGGAGCCGACGACGAATTCAGATGGATCGGCAATAACCGATTTGGATCACTGTAATGTCTATACCCAAGCCGGAACGCAAGCCATTGTGGAGTCAGCCAATATTGCCGCCTCCTCCCCTACGGGAGGGGGCGAGCAATTGCCCGTGATTACGATCTATTGGGGGCCTGTGCCGTCGCAGGCCCTTCCATTAAGTTTCACTGTGACCTGTACGGATGGGACCAGCAATGAATCAGTCGTAGGAACCCCAGTCTTATTTGCTGTCGATCCCTATCCCTTAATGGTGCCCTAAATGTCGCTCTCGGTCTATAAGAAACGCCATCCGCGCTCGCAGTTTGAATCTCCCAATGGATGGATTCCTGGCGAACTGAACACCTTGGCCGTGCAGCGAGCTGGCATTTGGAGTTCGCAGCGCGTGGCGTCCTATTGTCCGATTATCAAGAAACGGCTCGATGTGCGGTATTTGGACCAGGATGCCGGCACTGGGGAAATCAATATCCCCAGCCTCATCTCTGGCACGTTGGCGTCCTGGGCACCAATTTGGACACAACAGGCGAGCGCATTCAGGACGGCGGCGAAACCCTCCGTTGGGGCGGTGTCGCTGCAACATGAATCTATCGCTTGGCTAGATGCGTCACTGTCCCTGGTCGATCCGACGACGACCACGACCTGGGCGGGCGGTCGGCCACTCACGATCTATAAAAAGGTCTATCCCAGGCTCAACTTTGAGCAAACGAGCTGGATTACCCCCTTAGCAATAGCGAGTATTCCCTCATGGGCCGGCATCTTCCAGAACCAAACCAATTCCTTTAGTACGATAGCGAGACCGAGTACGGATGTCCGCACGATTCAATTCGATCAATCTGCTGCCTATATTCAAAACTTCCTGGATAGTAATGTCGGAGCCAGCCCATCGCAATATGGGCCGGCTGTATCATCGCAGAACGCCTCCTTCCGCACGAAGGAAGGGGCCTTCCTGGACCCACGCTGGCAGCAATTGAAGGAGCGTAAGTTTGGCATTCCGTTCAATCCCGCGCTGTTCCTAGGGGCGCTGGCGCAAGCCTCACAGGCCGGCAGTTATTGTCCGCCCGCCGTCAATCGGTTGATGGGGCCGTATAGCATTTGGGGGCCTGATGCCGGGATCTTCCAGGCTCCGCTCACTCTGCCTATTCAGCAGCAGAGCGCGGTTCATGCGCAATTAGCCGCATCATTCAGGACGCGAGAGAGGCAGTTGCTTGACGTGCGGCTCAGTCCCTCGCATCCGACAACCGGCTGGGAGGTCTTTCGGCTTGATCCATTACTGCAAGTCTGGGCTCCCGCCTTTGCCCAATTGGTGAATAGCTATCGATCTACCAGCAGGGGCAATCTGGACCCACGCGGCATCTATTATGACGAATTTGGCTGGCTCGATTCGGCGCTTGGATTGACTGATCCACCCAAAAAGAAGTTGAGCGATCACCGCCTCACGATCATGGGGGTTGGACGCTGATGCCGATCTATGCGTATAAATGCGAGCAATGCGGTCGAGAAGAGGACCACTTTGCGCACTCCTTTAAGAATGCCCTGCTGTCATGGGACTGTCAGGACTGTCCAGGTATCATGCATAAGATTATCGCCCCCAGTGCTCCTGCGCTCTGGTTTGAAGAGGGGCGCGGGCGTTGGGTCCAGAACATCACCCATAAGCCGGTCTATGTGACGAGTCAGGCGCAATTGCGAGACTTAGAAAAGAAACATGGCGTCGTCAATGCGTCAACCGATGATTTGCTGTATAACAAGACAAGCAGGGCCTTAGATGCCAGGCGTGAATCCCCTCACGCCCTGAAAGACGCCTTCCGCAAGGCGGTGGAGAATTTATGACCCAACTCAATACCTGGAGTAATTTGGCCTGTCCGTGCGGCAGTGAGAAATTCATACAGATGATTGCGCTCCGATGGACGCAAGGGAGTGGCACCGTGGCCACGCCCTCACTCTATCGCTGCGCGAAATGCAACATGGAGGTTGATGCCGCGAAGCTCATTGCTGAATTGACCTTGAAGCAGAAGCGGAAGGAATTGCAGCAATTGGAGGAGGAAGTGGGAAGCCAGGTCAAGCCGCCTGTGGCGTCGGCTGGAGCACGACTATGAATCAGATTGTGCTGGATTTGCCAAAGAACGTCATTGAGCGTATACAACGCTTCCAGGACGCGCAATTGACGGGCCAGATTAAATTGAATTTCAATCAAGGGCGCGTCGAAAGCTATGAATCGATGGAACATAACAGGGTGTTGAAGCAAGCATAAGCGATAGTTAGGCCGACCGTTCACCACGAGGCCATCTCTGCTCCTTCGGGAGTGGGGATGGCCTTTTTGTTTTGGAGGACATTATGGATACCGAACTCGACAGTACGACAGCACCGGAACCGGTGGCTGATCCGGCAACGGAGACAGCACCGGCTGACGCTGGCTCGACTGCCCCCGCCGAAGGTACGGAGCCTGCGCAGCAGCAGGATACCTTCTTTGACCCTAAGCAGCTCGCCCCAGAGTTGCAAGTCCACTGGAAGAAGATGCAGGGCGCGTATACGAAGAAGATGCAGCAAGCCGCCGATTGGAGACAAAAGGCGGATTTGGTGGATCGATTCAATACCGACCCGAACGTCCGACGCCAGATACTCCAGCAGTATGCGAACGAACTGAGCCAGGCGGCTACGCCACAAGCGCAAGCGCCACAGGCCAACAGTTCGACCATGCCGCCAGAGTTCGTACAAGCATTTAAGGCGAATCTCCCACCGGAATTGCAATGGATGGCGGAAGGGCAAGCCAAGAGTTTTTGGCAGGCCCAGCAAATCGCCATGCAACCGTATTTGCAGGCGCAGCAGCAACAGGTGACATCGACTCGGGCCACTGAATGGGACGAGTTGGCGCAGCAGTTGCCGCCAGGGTGGGAGGAACATGAAGACGACATGGCCGATGTGCTGACCTTTCTGGAATCGCCTGCGCTCAGACATCCGACCTTCGGCAGCAAGCTCCAATTGCTCTACAAACTGGCCACGGGGGACGCGCAAGCGACCACCAACGCCATTGAGCGCATGGGGGCGGCAGTTCAGAACCGGGTAAACGGACGTGGCGGGGCCGGTCAGCGCGTGGAACAAAACCTGACAGACCGCATTATGAAAACGCGCTCCATTCGGGACGCGGTACAGATTGCGGGCCGTGCTGCCATGGAGAAGCTCGAAGGCCAGGGCGCACGGTTTGACGGATAACAAAGGAGTACCCATGGATCTCTTGAGAACCATGTGGGCATGGGGCGTATGGGTGTTCAGCAACCAGATGGGGCAGATCCCATCGAGTTTGACGGACAACTTTGACGCGCTACTCACAACCACACTGCGGGCCGTAGAGCCGAAGTTGCGCGATAACATCACGCGCAGCAATCGGGTCTTGGCCTGGCTCGATAGTAAGGGCCGGATGCGCAAGCAGGACGGCGGGGAACGGGTCCAAGTTCCCTTGATGTTTCAACAGAACAGCACGGCGGATATTTACAGTTCGTATGGACTGCTGAATACCACGCCGCAGGACGGCATTACGTCCGCCTTCTTTCCGTGGTCGCAGCTTTCTACAAGCATTGCAATCAGCCGGAAAGAGGAACGGCAGAATAGTGGGAAGTCTCGCATTCTGGGGTTGCTCGAAGCGAAGACCATGCAAGCGGAAGTCAGTTTGCGGGAGTTGCTGAATAACTGCATCGTGGCGGGACGCATTACGGCCTCCTCATCTGCGGGGCAGTTCTTCGCCAGAGTCGGCACGATGGATAGTGGAGCCACGGGGCCGCTGCCTTTGCCGGTCTTGATTGATGCAAACGCCACACGCTCCGTGAGTGTGGGAAACATCAACGGGAATACCTATTCCTGGTGGAACAATCAATCGCTCTCCTCAAGTGCGACCACCTGGGCAGGGTACTTCCGTGAAATGTCGAACGTCTATAACCTCTGCTCCAAGGGAGTCGGAGGCTATCCAGACCTGATTGTGGGATCACAGAAGGCCTGGGAGACGTATTGGAACGGACTGCGCAATCAGGAGCGCTATGTGGTCGATGATAAAAAGACCATCGATATCTTGGGCGGGACGGGGATCTTCCCCACCGATATGCTCAAGTTCCGTGGGGCGGTGTACTTCTGGGATGAAGTGGTCCCGGATGCTTCGACCACGGCGAGCATACCTGACGCCATCGGCACCTTTACCGTGGATACGAATTATTTTATCAATTCGGATGCCATGGAATTTGTGACCGATATGCAGACGGATTTCATCACCACGCCCTTTGTCCGACCGCAGGATCAGGACGCGAAGGTGGCGCAAATCCTCTGGATGGGCGCGATGGGGATCAACAACCGGCGCAAGCTGGGGGTGCAGTACAACATCAGTCAGTCGATTACCTCATAAGGGGTGCGACCTAACAAAACGCTGTTCATACTGTGAACAGGCCAGTCACAACAAAGGAGTAGCACACATGATTTTCCAGAGGGTAAATCGTAGTGACCCAGAAAAAGTATTTTTGGTGGTGCAGAGCAACGGAACACTGATTCAGGACCAGTGCATTCAATGGGAACTCAACAGCGCCTCCGTGGACGGCGTGAAGGTGCGCAGCATTGCCACCGGCAATGAGTTCTCCTTTGTGGGTGTGGCGGATAAGGCCATCGCCTCAGGAGCCTTTGGGCTCGTGCAGGTCTATGGCTATCGCAGCACTTCCATTGTGTTTCAAACCAATACCTCGCAGGATACAGGCGTGCCGTTGGTGCCTGTGGCTGGCCAGAGCTATTTCAGCTCCGTCCTCACCACCCTGGCGAGCAATACCTCAATCACCTTGCAGCCGATCTATGCGGTGCTGGCTCAGTCGATTGTGTCGAGCGCAGCATCCGGCACGGTAGCGAATAAGATTTTCATTCGCGCCCTATAAGGTCCATGGCTTCCGTGGGGTGAGCCTCATCACCCCACCCATCTTGGAGGTTGTATGCAGATTGCACGCGGCACAGCAGGCGGCACGAATAACGAAACCAGGCCAGCCAATTTCATTGAGAACTATATACAGCGCTGGCTCAACAAATGGCATGGGCATGGGGAGCCGCATCAGTATCGCTATTACCGCTGCCATGGATGTCACGGCATTGTGACGCATCACGCGATTGAAGCTGGAGGATGTACATGCGGACTCTCGAAGAAGGTCAGCCCAGCCCCCCTGCGGTTTCGGGACAAAATGGGGTTGCTGCTGCTGCCGTGGACCTATCGCTGAAGCAACGGCTGCTGGAGCATTTCGTGGGGCAGTCCATCGGCTGGCACGACCTTGCACCGGAACTAATTCGGCAGACCGGCCTGACGGTGGGGGTAGAAGTCGGCGTGTGGCAAGCCTCCCTATCCCGCGCCTTGATTGAATTGTGCGGTGTGCAGTCCTTAACGCTGATCGATGAATGGGTCATCAGGCGCTTTTGCACGGGCGAGACCATGGCGACCTTTGGGCCTGGGTATACACAGGACGAAATGGAGCAATCGTTTCTCTTGGTGCGCTATTGGGCCGCGCAGCATCCCGGCAAAATAAAGATTTATCGCACATCCTCACTCTTTGGCTCGACATTGGTAGCCGATGCCTCGCAAGACTTTGTGATCCTGGATGCCTCGCACGATCTCAATTCTGTACGAGACGATATTGAGGCCTGGTGGCCCAAGGTGCGAGTCGGCGGCATCCTCTGCGGTGATGATATAGGCGAGACGTTTCCTGGGGTCGAGCAAGCCGTGCGAGAGCGATTCGGTGAGGCTGCGCAAATCATTGGGCCAATCTGGTGGATTACTAAATAAGAGGAGGATGCGATGAGCAAATTAGCAACCAGTGAGTGGGGCCAAACGAATACTAAAGATCATGGACAGGGCAAAACCCGCACGATTACCACGGGGAAATTGACGCCTGGCGGTGGCAAGCTCGGTACGGGCAAGAAGCTCAAAGCCATGATGGTCTGGAAGGATACCGGGAAGAAAGGGGCCTACTAATATGCCTCCCGTCAAAGTCGCGTTTGGCTGTACGGCCTATGGGCCTATTTGGGCGCCCGCGGTGTCGAGTTGGCTGGCTATGATTGCCTGGACCTCCCGGCAACTGGAATTACAAGTGATTGGGCAAATTGCAGGAGCCGGGGTCACGGATAGGATGTATACGCATTCGGCAGAAAACCAGCTGGTGAAAGACTTTATCGCCATTGACGATGCCACGCATTTGTTTTTGACTGAAATGGACATGATCCTCCCGAAAGAGGCGATCTTGAATCTCTTAGAGTTGGATAAGGAGATTGCTTCAGGCGTCTATTTCCTTCGGAACGGGAACGGCCAATCCTGTCTCTATAAAAAGACCGTGACGCCGGCTGACAATCCCTATCCGCATACGCCCGTGAGTTTGTTCCCGCTTGATAGGCCGTTTGAAATTGATTGTGCCGGCCTGGGCTGTGTGCTGATGAAACGGGAGGTCTTTGGGAAGATTCGGCAACCCTATTTCGATCTCAAAGAATATACCTATGGCAGCGATATGTATTTTTATACCAATGCCAAGGACGCTGGGATTAAGACCTGGGCCGATCCCAAAACGATGTGCTGGCAGATCGATTATACGGTGGTGGGACCGGAAGATTATCACAAGCGCATGATTGAGGATGTGAACTTTGCAAAAACCGGCTTTATCATTGGTAACCAAGACGAACCCGCGATTGCCCGCTGACGGCTCTCCGTTACGGCTGCATTTGGGGTGCGGCATGACCCACCATGATGGATGGGTGAACTGCGACTATATCGACACGGAATACGCCGATTGCGTGTTCAATGTTGAGAAAAAGCCGTGGCCGTTTCCCGATAACAGTGTGCATGAAATCTACGCCTCGCATATGCTGGAACATCTCCACGACCATAACACGTTCTTTGAGGAAGCCTGGCGGGTGTTGCATCCGAATGGGGGCCTGATGGTGCGCCTTCCCCATGGACATCACCGGGCGGCCTGGTGGGATGTGGAGCATATCCGCCCATGGTTTCCTGAATCCTTCGCCTATCTCCAGCCTGGGTATGCCGAATCGATCCGCAATCCTCAGCATAGCGCCAGGACCGCCTTTTTTGGGATTGAAACCATCGACCAGCGCGTGGACGGCTCCTACGCCAAACTGCTCCGCTGGAAACTGCTACGGAAGTGGCTGACGCCCTGGCTCAGCTCTTTCAATGACGCCCTGGTGGAACTGCATGGCTTTCTCTTTGCCATTAAGGATGAAGCAACAAAGCAGGCCTACTTAGCCAGGAATCCAGGGTTTAGCGTGCCATCGCGCTATGTGATTTATGAGCATGATTTTCATGGAGAAACACGGGCACCCAATGGCCCTGGTGGAGTCAAAACCATTGTCCTAGAGACGATCAAATGATTAAGGTCCACCACGGCGGCAAAATGGGCGATCTCCTCTATGCACTCCCGGTGCTGCGGGCGCTGTCGCGTCTCAAGGGGCAGAAGATTCATTTGACCACGAGCGGGCTGTGCTGGCAGTTGGTGCCCTTGCTCTGGGAACAACCCTACTTCGCGGTGGTCGAATTGGATGAGACGCGGGCCTATGAGACCAAGGACAATATCATGACAGGCTGGGACTTCTACCAGCCAGGAGAAGGCTACAATTTGAGCCTCCAGCCGGCCATGCTGACCATGCCGGAACCATCCTGGACCCATATCTATATGCGCCTCTGCGGGGTCGAGCAATTGCTCGTGGAGGATGCCGTGGCGCTCCCATCGCTCGTCAATCATCGGCGCTGGCACTATCAAATTAAGGTGGCCATCAACGGCATTCCCCAGCTCATGCCGAAAGTCTTTGTAGTGGCGCCGGAAGTGGAAACCTTGGCCTCTGCCGATATCAAGACATGGGTAAAGGTGATTGATGCGCTCTTAGGAGAAGGAACAGTCATCCTGGTTGGCAAATCCACCACCGTTGATTTCTCTACGCCACTCTCAACCTGGCAGGGCAAGACGACCGACCGCCTGGTTGATTTGAGAGGGTCCACCACTGTGCCCACGCTCGCCCGCATCATTGCGGAAGCCACTGGCTTTGTCGGCGCCCATTCGTTCCCCTGGCATTTGGCTCGGCATAGCGAAACGCCGGCTGTCTGCCTGCAAACCTGGCAGGATGGATTGTACCGCTGCAAGGTGATTGATACCCCATCCCATTGGCTGGAGCCAGAGGCCTGGCTTGATGCTGTAAAGTTCCTCACCACCCCGCAACCTGTGACAGAAGGAGAAAACAGATGAATTGGACTGATGTTTCCACGCAAAGCTGTGAAGTGAGCCTTTATGTCACCCCTGCGGGCAAAGACTTAAATGGCGATCCCCTCTATACCATGCAGAACTTCTGTATGGTGCGGCTCAACGATAATACCGATGCCAGCCCCACATTTATGCTCCCGCTCCCCTGGCAGCACCCGCTGGGGGACTATACCAATAACCTGATTCGCTTTCGAATTGAACAGGTGAGCGGGGCCGTGCCAGCGCCTCAACCGACAGATTTGGACCAACGGGCCTTGCATTATGTAGGGCCGCTGTAAATGGAGCGGCGGCACTTATCCTGTGGACTCACGGTCGATGTCGCTATTACGGAGGCACAATGGCAAGCAGGACTCTCAGATATCACCGAATGGGATGGGCTCGACGGCATGCTGTTCGAGTTTCCCGAGGCCAAGCGCTGGCCGGTTTATATGATGAATATGGACTGCGACCTCCACGCCTACTGGTTGCAAGAGGATGGCACCATTGTGGCGCAAACGTGGATGCCCAAAACCTCGACGGTCTACTATCTGCCCATTCTCGACGCCTGTTTCTTGCTCGAAACACGGCTCCCCATGACGTGGCAAGTAGGCGATACCGTGAGTCTGGAGGCGGTGCATGACCCGTTTAGACATGCAAACACGCATCCTGGAGAAGCTGAATGAGTCTACGACGGCGCCTCAGTTTTGGAGTACGGCGCAGATCGATGATTTGATTCAGGAAGGCCAGGAAGTGCTGGCGGAAGAGTCGCGCATCATCAAGCGGACTGTAACGGTGACAGTGCGCCCTGGCACGACCTATTATCAGTTACGCGGGATTGCGTCCGATTGCATGACGCCCTACCGCTTGACCTTGCCCGATGATCGCATCCGCCTGCGTGTCGCGTCTCCTATACAGCTCGATGCCTACCACTTGCTCTGGGAGACTGTCACGGGGACGCCGCGCTGGTGGGTGCCCATTGACTGGCAAACCTTCGCCCTCTTCCCCCACCCCATTCAAGGCGGGCATGTGCTCAAGATCGACTATTTCGCCTGGCCCCATACCTTGCAGGACGATGGGGATACCCCTGAGTTCGGCGTATCCGATGCCGACGCCTTGGTGATTTATGGCGTGTATATGGGCCTGCTCAAGCGCTGGGACGTGGGGCGTGCCACCGTCCTCTTTGAGAAGTTCATGCGGCGGGTGAATAAAAGCCGGTCCTCTACCGGCATGGATAGTGAAGATGGGCGCACCTGGCAGCAGGCGGCAGAGCCGGGCGTGCCATTTCTGCAAGGATTGGACATCTCGTACCGGTGAATTATGCCTGACTTGAAAAGTAAAATGACCAGCTGGCAACAATCCAGAAATCTTGCCGATATCTTGGGAGCAGAGATTGATAAGCCAATGGCCTCGACTTATAGGAACCCCACCTATTCAGGAGATCCAGGTTTCCCAGCCATGGCACAATCATTATCCGCTGCAACAGGTCAACCATTTGGGCAGGGCAGTTCCTACAATCCGCAGCAGTTTGGCGAAACGCAGAACCCCCCTCAATATCGTGGGATTCGTCTCTTATTGCCTCAAAGTGGAGGCGATTATAAATCTCTCAATCAGGGCCGTATTCCTGGGCATGCAGGGCTCATGCAGCAGATGCTTGGGGAATTAATAGTGCGTGGCTACCCAGTATTTGGTGGTGGTGGGCAGATGCCAGGGTTTGAGCGAGGATTTAATCCGGTGGGATTTGGGCAACGATGAGCACCGTTCAAGACGATCTCACCAAAGTTCAGGAACTCCTGCATGACAGCGGGACGATCTGGACGGCAGCGGAACTGCTGCGAGCCTTTAATGATGGCTATCGGCGCCTGCTCCAAGGGAGTGCTTCCATTAAGGTTCATGCCGCATTTGATATTCCTCCCCGTCATGCGATGACCTTCTGTTACGAGTGGGAAGACACCTACGGCTCAGGCCCCATGTGGATGTGCATGTTGGGGGCCAAGGTGGGCCGCTGGCGCTGTACGACACGCTGGGAGGCGCAGCAGTCGGAGCATGTGGGGGAATTGCTGACGGATGCTATTACGACCACGGCTGAATATCAAGGCATCACCCAGCAATGGGAGCGGTTCAATATCAGCGGGGATGCCGATAGGAACTACGATTTGGTGTTCCCGCGCAATATCAATAGCCCCTCCAGGGTGCGATTCAATAACGCCATTATGCTGCCGATCAGCACACTGGAATTAGACCAAGTGCATCTGAATTGGCCCTCGTTCGTCGGCATGCCCTATTGGTGGACGGCGGGCACCGGGCGTGTGCAATCCATCGAAATATACCGCATTCAGACGGACTACACCCAAGCCTATCAATTGACCTATCCGCAATATTATGAATCAGTCGGCATGCCGCGCTACTGGTCTGGCTCCCGCACCTACGCGCAAGACCTCACCGCCGTGTCGGCTTCCAATTCCATTGCCTATACGACATCGGCTGATGCGCAAGTCTTAGCGACGGTCAGGCCCAAAGCGGAAACGATCATCGGCATGGCCGCTAGAATCACTCTCTACCAAGCCACCGATACCGGCCTGAGTTTCTGCATGCAGCCATGGGAGTACGACACGCTGACCGCAGCCTCGACGATTCGCACCGGGGGCACTGTGGGGTGCTTTGCGTGGTCCGCACAACTCACCGTAATCGTGGGCAGCAATACGACGCAAGGCGCCGATGCCATACCATTCGCCGTAGGGATGCCACGCCAACTCAGCAGCCCAGATCGGCAATATCTGCCGGTCATGCGTGGCAGTGGCGTGATGACCGTGACGGGCACCATACGGGAGTGGGGCAGTTCAGACGGCAATTTCTTCGTGACCTATAACGCCATCAATCAATCCGATTTGGGCGTGAATGATGCCCCTGATTTGCTGCCGTCTCAGATCTCGAAATACCTCCGCTACTACGTCCTCTGGCAGGCGTTTGGCCGGCAAGGGGAAGGCTATCGAGAAGACCTCGCAGAGCATTGGTATCAGCGGTTTGAGCGGGGGGCGAAGTTCATGCGGAAGATCGCGGATGTGGCCTATACCGATCATATCTATGTGCGGGAAGAAGTAGGACAGCAGGACACTCGGCGGGTACCCCATGTGCAGTTGCCGCCGCAGTTCGAAAGGATTTGGTAGATGCCTGACGCGCTCGCCATCCCTGAATCAGCCGGTCCTATGCTGGGGGTCAATCTGCGTGAGGATCGCGTCCTGATTGGGCAAAGCGATATGGCCAAGTCCGTCAATGCGGATTTGAACCTGACGCCCGGCTCGATTGTCTTGCGGCTGGGCCGTACCGCGCTTAATGGGAGTCCCTTATCGGATCTCCAGATTCGCCGGCAAACCCTCGTGAATGGGGTGCGCTTTCAAGTGGCGGGGCGCTATCTCTATCGTGACTTTGTGAGGCAGTCCAATGTGCTCTTTTCTCCCCTCCTCAGCACCAGCTTTCAAGCCTATTTGCCGCAAGCGGATACGACCCTCTGGACCTTCATTGCCGATGGCCAATATATGGCGAAAGACAATGGCACCAGTACCGTCCCCTGGACCATTGCAGCCCCTACCGCTATTCCTGTGGTAGCGATTGGGAGCGGCGGCGGTCTCACCGGCTCCTATTCTGTGCGCTTTACCTATTGCCGAAAGACGACTGCCGGAGCCTTAGCGGCGGAATCCAATCCCAGTTCAGTCAGCAATACGGTCAGCTTGACGGCGGATCAACTCAATATCAGTGGACTCACCGCCTCAACCGATAGCCAGGTGACGCATATTCGTATCTATCGCACGCCAGCGGGCGGGTCTGATTATCTCTTCGATCAAGACATCGCCAACGGCACGACCACGGCCACGAGTACACAGCTTGATATTGCGCTCGGGGCGGAGTTTTCGCTGACCGACAAATCCGCTCCTCCGTTTGCCTCCATGGTGACGCTCTGGAATGAAACGCTCTGGCTGACCCATGATACGGTGAATACCACCTATCTCTATTATAGTGAGCGACTGAACCCAGAGAATTGGCCTCCCGCCAATTTCCTCCCCATTGGCGATGCAAGCGACCCGCTCCAGATTGCAGTGCCATTCGGG